TTTTATCTGTAAAAGAGCCATCCTGAACTAATGATCTCACTTCATCTGTAATATTTGAAAAACCTAAGTTAATTTCATCAACCTGCAATTGGCCTGATTCAGTTGTTGTATCAACTGATAAAAAAGAACCACCAGCTTCATAAGAATTAGAATCATATGTAATATCTGAATACCAATCAGT